GGCGTTGCGCTTGATGATTTGGCCAGTGGTGCAAGACAGAGCTGCAATCGCCGTGAGATCAGCATCTGCCGGCTGGTACGTCCCGCTCAAATCCGGCAAGTCGGATGCCTGAATCGAACTTTCCACAAACTCACTGCCGTTGCTGCGCAGGTATGTTCCTGCCTCCGGCGACGCGCTGATGCGAAAGCCATTTCGCGCGCGGACGATGCCGTTAACGTCCAGCTTGGTCGTCGGCGGATCGACGCCAACCCCAGTATTGCCCTCAAAGTAGTTTATGTCATCCGCGCCTCTCTGCTCAATTCCATAAGAGCTTGTAATGAAACTGGTTTTCATGCCTTGAATGTGCAGGCCAACGGCCTTTGTGACCGTTGGTGTTCCGCTGGTCTGAACGGGGGTGTGGGCCGAAAACGCCCGGTAGGTACCAACGCTGACGGTATCCTGGAACGAAGCAGCGGAATGGAGGCCCTCTACAGCAGCAACACCGCCGGCGCCGCCAATATGAAGATGTCCATAAACAGCGGCGTGATTATAATCCGCGGCATGAATGTAACCGCCAGAAGACGGGAACATGTTCAGACGCCCTCGTACAGCATAGTTGTATGTGATTGAAGTGCCCGCGGGGGCGTGACGTAAAATGCTGTAAATGCCATGATACGCTCCTGACGCATTGGAATGGTCACGATAAGCGGCAATCCGTCCGTCCATCGTATTCGCATTTGCCCCGCCAACTTTTATGTCTCCGTCTATCCTGAGCTGTTTGCTGACGGATTCCCAAAACAATCTGGTGTTTTCCTCTACGAAGGACGTTCCGTTGAAGTAGGGCAGGGAACCAGCCGTCCAAGACGTGCTGCCCAATCCTCCCCGGCTTGTAGGCAAAATGCCAGAAGTGATGTCGCCGGCTGAGTGCTGGTGCGTAGTGCTGGCTTTTGCGTCCAAGGCCGCCTGCAAGTCGGTCTGGTTCGACAGCGTGCCGGTGATGCTGCCCCAGGATGGAGGGCCGCCAGAGACATCTTCCCCGCAGACCCAGTTTCCTCCAGAATCTCGCTTGATAATTTGCCCGGCAGAACAGCTCAATCCAGCAATCGCAGTTAAGTCGCTGTCTTTGGGCTGGTACGTCCCGCTCAAATCCGGCAAGTCGGATGCCTGAATCGAACTTTCCACAAACTCACTGCCGTTGCTGCGCAGGTAATGACCAGACATGGGAGTTGCGCTGACACGAAAACCACTACGTGCCCGCACTATCCCGTCCACGTCTAGCTTTGTCGTAGGGGAGTTAGTACCAATACCTGTATCTCCAGCGAAATAATTCTTGTCATTTGCACCGGTCTGCTCAATACCCCACCCTTCGGTTACAGAATCCATTTTCATGCTTTGAATGTGCAATCCAACGGCTTTTGTGATCGTAGAGGTCCCGCTAACCCGTTCTGGAGTACGTGCAGAGAATGCACGAAAGATACTGGCATTGCTGGAGTCTTGCAGCCAAATAGCCGATAGTACCCCATCAATGGCAGCGATAGAGCCAGCGCCACCTATACGGGGGTTGGCATACACTGCCGCATGGTTGAAGTCCTGCGCGTTGTACGTCACCCCATTGGGGGGGGTCAAGGCCAGCGCCGACCGCAAACCATAGTTATACGTGCTCGTGCCAGACGCAGAGTTCTGCACAAGATGCGTGTACGCACCATGATACCCACCAGTGGTATTTGAATGAGACCGAATGGAAACAATGCGCCCGTCGTATGATTCAGAATTAGGACCGACTTTCAAATCACCTGAGGTGGTCACAGTCAGTTGAGTGCCGGCTAGAAAATCCGAATGGGACATCGACCTCTCGAAGACACCAGTACTCCCATGACGAATAAGCCTCAACGAGCCGTTGTTTCCGAATAGGAATACATTAGCATCATTGTTTCCTATAATACCAATCCTCCACAACTGGTTGGTCTCGTCCCACCAGGCATTGTGACCAAACACCGCGCGACTGTTATTTGTTCCTGCTGATGATACAGCTTGCATGATCGCGCCAGCGGTTGAAACTTGTCTATATCCTGACTTAATGACGCCACCTACGCCTGTCCCGTTCACCTTGAGCATCTTCGCCGTGGTGTCCCAAAAGAAGTAGGCCGATTCGCCGGTTAACGCCCCCTCGTTGTTGAACTGTACGGCCCCACTATCCCCGCCAGGGACCGCCTCCCCCAAGCAGCGTCCGCCGCCGTCCGAGGTCTTCACGCACAGGTTGCCGTCTCCGTTGACGTACACCCCTGCCCAGCTGCTGGGCGGGTTGCTTGGCGGGCTGATCTCTGGCATCAGCCAGTAGCCATTCACCTTGGTCTGGCCACTTAACTGCGCTGCCAGCAGCCAGAACAGCCCAGCCGCCAGAAGCAAGGTCCTCTTCATGTTCGTCTCCTCCTCACGCTAATTGTAGCCCAAGGGCTTCTTCCCACCAAGATCTGGGCATCACCGTGACACATTGAGGCTCAGGCAGGATCGTCATTTCTGCCGTGTCTATGGAGTGTACCTGCACCCGGCCGACCCGCCTGACCTCATTTGCTTCTTGCGCTACGTCCGACATTCGGACGTACTCCCAAAGCCCATGGGAATGAACCACATCGAATGATCGGCGTGTTCCCGCCGGTGCTGGATATCTCGTTGGCGATTCCGGAAACCGACGCAACCGCCCCAGGGAGTCTCCGACGCAATTTTTGGCTCCGGAGCTGGCCTTGAAGCACAGCTTCCCTGTCGAGGAACCCACGTAGACTGCCGTGCGGCCGGAGGCTGGCGCGGGCGGCTCGCCGACTACCACAAAGATGAAGTAGCCGTTGACGGCGGTCTGGGCCAGCGCTGCGCCGACGACAATCAGAAATCCGAGGATCAAAGTTGCTATCCGCATATCACCACTCTTCCGGATTGAGGAACGCCGAAGGTGATCACTACTTCGTAGGTGCTGGTGTCCAGGGTGATCAGCCCGGGCAGGATCATCTGGGACGGAGAAGACGAGTCCCAGACCTGCACAACGAGGTTCGGAGAGTTGATTCCGTGCATCGCGGCCGTAATGGTCACGGTGGTCTGGGAAGTGAACGAGTAGCTGTAGAGGGCCAGCGACCTTCCGGTGTAACCAGTGAAACCAGTGTAGCCGGTAAATCCAGTGAATCCAGTCGGTCCGGTAGGCCCAGCGATTCCCTGCGGTCCAGTGTAGCCGGTGTAGCCCGTCGGGCCGGTTGAGCCCTGCGCCCCGACGTCCCCCTGCGGTCCAGTGTAGCCAGTGAACCCGGTCGGGCCTGTCTCTCCTCGCGGCCCGGTATATCCCGTGAAGCCGGTGGCGCCGGTGCTGCCTACTGGCCCCTGCGGCCCAGTATACCCGGTCGGGCCCGTTGGTCCGGCGGGGCCGACCGGCCCCTGCTCTCCTTGCGGCCCTGTATATCCAGTGGGCCCAGTATCCCCCTGAGGCCCGGTATAGCCCGTGAATCCAGTGGGGCCAACGGGACCGACCTCACCTTGGACTCCGGTGTACCCTGTGTAGCCAGTTGGTCCGGTCTCTCCACTGGGTCCCGTGTAACCGGTCGGGCCAGTGTCGCCGACCAGTCCCTGCGGCCCAGTGTATCCGGTCGCTCCCGTAGGTCCGGTAACCTGCGATGGGGCGCCTTCCGGACCGGTGTAGCCGGTGAAGCCGGTTGGTCCCGTTGGGCCAGTGAATCCGGTGGGGCCTGTCGGGCCCTGTTGCCCTACTTCGCCTTGCGGCCCAGTGAAGCCCGTCCAGCCGGTGTCACCGGTGTAGCCGGTGTATCCAGTGTAGCCCGTGGGACCGATCGGGCCGCCGGACGGTCCGGTATACCCGGTTGGCCCGGTTGGACCTCTGCCCGCCCCGCCGAAGCTCCAATAGGTGCTGGCCATCTCTCAGCGAACGTAGACCGTTACCAGTACCCCATCACCTGCGGTTTCCACATCCATCCGATAGTCGGACAGACGGTAGACGTTTCCGGCGATGGTGGAGAATGCAATGATGTCGCACGGGTTGGCCAGAACCACGATCAGCCCTTCTCCTGTGGCGGTGTTCAGGCGTTGGTTGCCAATGTAGATCCGGCCGAGGTTGTCCGATCCCGCCTGGATGATGAACTGATTGCAGGTGAAGTTCTGGCTGCGCAGCTGCGGGTAGTTGGCGAAGAAGTCCACGGGGTTTCCCGGCGTCGTGGTGATCCATCCCAGGGGAAACAGACCGCTGTCGAACTCCACCGCCATCCTACACCTCTATCTTCCTGGAAACGGTTGGCTGCCCTCTGCGCAACGCCTTATACCGAAGCTGCCAGTCCCTAGCGATCCTTTCCATTCGAGCCGCTTGCAGGCGGTAAAAGTCCCCGTAGGCGTCCGTTGAGGACGGCAGCGCGAGGCTGGTTCCGCTCAGCCGGCAGGCCATCCCGTAAAGCAGCCGCGCCAACCGCAGCTTCAGGTCGTCAAGGTATAGAAATAGAATGTGTCCCATCTGCACTCTGTTCTCAATAGGGGTTGCCCGTCCTCTGCCCTCGGGTCAACCTCGGCACCTCTCCCTTCCCGATGGCCTTGGGTATCAGTTCCTCGCGCTCCTCCGCCACCTGCTCCAGGATCTCGTCAATGTCCGGGAACTCCAAGATTTGCAACAGCTTGCGTCTAGAGATCGCGTTCAGGCGGTAGAGCGAAATGGCCACCTGCTTGTCGCGGTCGCGCTTGCCGCCGTGCATCGAACCAGACGCAATGTTGACCTTGAACCGTTGCCAATGCTCTTCCTTGGGCACGGTCCATGGGACCATGGTGCCAGGATCGTAGTCGAAATCCTCCAGGGTAATCCCATCCGCGCCGAGGATTCGCATCCGCTGCTTGCGGGTGTAGAACTGGAAGATGTTGCTGACAAACTGTTCTCCGGCCTCCCGGATGAACGGCTCGATGTGCCGGGATTGAAGCCGGAAGCTGGTCTGTGCCGTGTCCCGGAACTGCTCGATGGTGTCCCCGCCGGGGATCTGATTCTTCCGAGTCATCCCGGCGAGATCCAGCGTCCCGGCATGGCGCTGGAACGCCTGGTCCACCTTGTCCCAGAACTGGCCGACATAGCCCGGCAACGGCGGAGGCTGGAGATACTGAGCATGGATGGCCGGATTGGCGTTCGGGTTGAACTTCAGCTTCGCGCCGGGCATGTCCTGGTAGAAGTTGCGGAATGAAGTGTCATCAACGGCTCCGTCCACAAAGGCGAACTGCGGCTCGATGGCTCGCCGACTCAAGTCCATCATCCCGGCGCCCAGTTCGTTCCTGGCAATGGCCAGCGGAACCAGGTTGCGGTAAATCGAGATGCCGCCTGGCCGCCAGACCGCCGGATTGAGGATGAGCTGCGCAAACGGAAATTTGCCGCTCCAGTATGGGCTTGGCCCGTCGTAGAGGATAGTGTCTCCGGCCACCACAATCAGCCGCTTGCGCGGGAAGATGCGCTGTCCGGGCGGAACCCGATACCAGTAATTGTGCTCGTCCAGGCTCAGGCGAGGATCTTTGACCAAGATCTCCCGGCCAGTCTCATTGATGGTCGGGTCGTCAATCCAGTACTCCTCGACCAGAACGACCGGGAAGGAGCTGCTCCGCTGCGGCGCCAGCGCCCAACCGCGAGGGCCAAGGCCGGCGCGCTGCGTTGGGTTCATGGCGCTGAAGCCGTACTCCGGCACATTGCCTTGCGGCGAATAGTTAGGGGGAGTCGCCGAGAAGGTTCCGACGCTCAGTTCCCGGTCCAGGTTGCTGGCCGTGGCTCCGTAGGTGGCCTTGACGCGATGCAAGGGCTTGTAGACCCGGTAGAGCACGGCGCTGCTCTCCTGGATGTCGCGGCCCGGCTGGATGGGAAGGACCGCGTCCAGACCGCAGGCCACTACGTGCATCCGGCCTGGCATGCTGGCGCCGATTTTCCAGTAGCCGACGCTCAGCAAAGCGTGGTCAATGGCCTCCTCCAGCCGCAAGTCCAGGTCCTGCTCCGCCCACTCGTAGGCAATGACCTTCTTGGCGATCTCGGCCTGCCGCAAGTACTGCGGATTGCGATCCACGGAGGTGATCTCCGGGGCCGGCCGGATGTCGGTCAGTGCGCACAGAGCGTCCTGCCGGGCGACGGCCATGGCGTTGTCAAAGAACTTGGAGCGATAGCTGGGACGGCTCTTGGGCCAGTAGCGCCCCTCCAGCATGTCGATGTACGCCTGGATGTAGGGATACTCCGGGTTGAGTTTGGCGGTCTCCATCGCCTCTTCGCGGGCGGCCGCCACCCATCTGCGCACCGATTCATGGTATCCGGAGGGCGCGTCCATGCTCTCGCTCTTGGTATTGAAAACGATCGGTGCCCTTGGCACCAGTTCCACCACGTTGGCTGCCATCGGTTTTCCTTCCCTTAACGTCCGACTCTCGGACGTCTCACTCTATAGCGTCGTTCAGCCGCAATATGAGCACCAGCCCGGCCCACTGAAGCCCGGCAAACCAGCTCAAGGCCAGCCAGCTCAGGACATAGCCGAGCAGCCCGTGCTCGGGAAACAGTTGCGGGCGGCAGAGGATGACGAGCGCGGCTCCAATCCAGTGGCCGGAGCAGTAGCCACACATGAGCAGTTTCCCTGCCCAGGGGATGGCTCGGCTGGCTGCCGCCCGCACTCCGTAGAGCAGCTCGCTGGAGCTGACCAGAAAGGCCAAGCAGGCTGTCACGGAACTCAAGACCAGCACCTTAATCACGGAACCACAACCTCCTCCGGAACACTTCCGGTCTCCAGTACTTCCTGTTGCTTGTCCTCCGGCAAGGGGATAATTGTCGGCCTGTTCCTAGGATCATCGAACCGGCGGTCATGAACTTCGACCAGCGGTTTAGCGGAGTCCGGGCCCGGAGGAGGGGCCGTAGTCCTCTCCGGCAAGACCTCCGGAGAGAAGCTGGCCCACTGGCCAGGCATCCCGGCGCTGGAGATCTTTCTCCCGTCCGGGCTGATGGTGGCGTTGATGGGCACCTCTCCTGGACCGTAGAGGCCCTCCTGCCGGCAGAACTCCTTGAGCTCAGAGAACGTCTCAATGTAGACCGGCTCCGGCTCGCCGCTGAGGGAGGTCTTCTTGCGGTACATCCACACGCCCTCCTGCTCGGCGCCTTCCCGGTCTTTGAGGTTGTACCTGGCCGTGATGGGCCCGGTGAATACGACCGCGAAGCGGGAAGCCAGCAGCACTCGCGGGCTCGAACACAACGGACACGGAGGCGCCTGCTCCTGCCAGCGGTGGAAGAAGCGCTCTTCGATGCGCTGGCAGCGCTCGCAGTAGAACTCATACACCGGCATACTACTTCTCCAGAACCGATGACACTACGTCCTCGTCGTTGTCCAAGCCGCCCAGGCCGATCTCCCCGTCCAGGAAATCCATCAGATCCTGGCCGGTGAATTCCTCCTTGCCCAGCATCTGTCCGATTCTGCGGTACTGGGCCTCGGTCAGCAGAATCTTATGCGGCTCAGGGGCCACCATGCCAAACCAGCCCTGGCTGAATGCCCAGTCGAAGATGGTTCGCAAATGCTGCTGGATGCTGATTCCGTTGCGGTTGGCCACCTCCTGAAGATAGGCCGTCCACGACGGATCAGGGCTGAACTCCACCAGCAACGCGTCTCCACGCTTGCCGCAGCCTCTCTCGACCTTCTCGGCGATCTCCATCGGGGATGGGTCTCCAGCGGCTCTCTGAATCCTTTTGACCACCTCGGCTGGAAGGAGCATCCCGCCTCGGGAAAGCTCCTGAACAACTTCAGCTACGGTGTCGCTGACGCCAGAGGCGCCGATCTTCTGCACGGCGGCGTCGTCGAGTTCGACCTCAAATACGTACTTCTTCTTCATGCTTCCTTCCTCCTAAAATGTCAGCTCCTGCACGCTGGGGTAAAATCCGCTTGGATTGGACGGCGTGCTTCGGCTCATGTCCTCGAACCGGATCGGATTCTCCGGCTTGTCCCAGCTCTCATGGCGCCATTTGACCATGATGCTCTTGCATCCCTCCAGCGGGCAGCGCTCTGCGGCGTTGTACTGCTCGCGGTGCCAGACCAAGCCGCACTTCAAGCAGCAGGCTACCCAAGGACCGGTAGCCTTCAGGCCGAAGGCGTCCGTGGAGACCTGAACCCCTGGCACTCTGCGGTCCATTTGGTGCGCGCCCAGGAGCGCCAGCTGGCAGGCGGTAACCGTGTCATCGTGGACGTACTCCTCCTCGCCGGAGCCGTCCCAACTCTGCTGTCGTTTCCGCTCTGGGCAGCCGATGGAACCGTCCTCGTTGCGGGCAAAGTGGCGCATCTCCCAGGCGAAGATCTCGTCGCGCACGATCAGGGAGCCATCGGCGAGCCAAGCGTCCAGCTGAATCCAGGCGTCCTCTTTGTTGCGCGAGTTGAAGACCCAGTGGTAGCGGGGCGTGAGGACGTTGGCGCTGTCCAGGTTCTTCCACTGGTAGAGATTCGGGTAGTTGAGATAGTGGCGCAGCTGGTCTCCCACGGTCTGGAAGTTGGTGTAATCGACCGTCATAAGGGCGTTGTTATACCAGCGGCCGATGGCGTTGGCCACCAGCGCTAGATCAGTCGGCCGGGTGGAATCGCTGCGGAAGCAGGCCACCTGGACGTCCGGATTGGGCGGAATGCCCAGCCGATTGACCCAGATTACCGAATAATCGTGTCCGCGGCCTTGCCCCGAGGCTACGTCCACGCCCACCGAGTATTTGGCTCCTTCGATCGGCATCTCCCAGACCCTCAGGAAGCGATCCGGCTCGCCAGCGTGGTTGCGGGTGCAGCCTCTCGCCCAGCAGATCGCGGACTCGGCTCCGGAGTGTCTCCGAGGCGCATGGAAGACGCCCTGGGAATCCATGAAGCCCACAGCCAAAGGCTCCCGGATGCTGCTCGCCACCCGGTCCATGGCGGCCTTCGAGAACAGCGTCTCCGTGACGTACTGGAACGCCTCCTGCGGGCTGGTAGCCAGCGACTGCCGCATGTCCATCAGAGCGGACTCTCCGATGGCCTCCGCGTTCTTGCGCTGTTGCCAGAGCCAGCGCATCTGTCCGTCCTTCAAATCGTATGGCTGGTAGGTTCCGACCTGGCAGTCCGAACAGGCAGCCCCGCGCATGGACTGGCCGCCGAAGTTGGTCGGCCGGATTTGCTGGCAGTTGGAGCACACGCACCATTCTTCGGCCGCCCGCTCCTTAACCGCCAGTTCCGGCTCTTCCGGGTGCCAGCCATCCTCCGGCGGAATGAAGTGGCTCTTGTCGAAGTAGATGGGCAGGAAGAGCGGAAACCAAGTTGCCACGTCGCCCAAGCGGACCTGGCTCTCCCATAGCCGCTCCAGAAACCTGGCGGATCGCTTAACGCGGCTTTCGATGACAGCGAAAGTGGTGGGGTCGTCCGGCAGCGCCCAGCGCAGATCTCCGAAGATCAGGCTTCGGGCCTTGCCCTCATCCATCGAGCCCAGCTCAGAGATGTGCGCAAAGTTGATCCGGTAACCCTCAGCAACGCCGGTGTAGCGGCCAGCGCTCTGCACCACGATGCGGGTATTCAGCCCCGGGTCAATGGCCCTTAGCTCCGGATCCGGATTAATCAAGTGCAGCTCCTCCATGTACTTGCGAGGTCCGATCATGGGCCGGAGCCACCAGGGAAGGCGGTCGTAGATGTGCAGGATGATGCTGAACAAGGACGCGGCGTGGGGCGTGTCGTAGGAAAGGACCAAGGCGTTGGCGTTGGGCTGGAACATGCAGCACCACGCCACGTAGGCTTCCACGAACGTGGAGACATAGAGTTGGCGGGCCTTGATGATCAGGAGCCGCACGCCGCGTCCCTTAGCTTTGAGGCGATTGACAGCCTCCAGGACCAGTTCCTGGGTGTCCATCAGCCTCAGCGGAACATCCCGCATGTCCTTGGTGGAGATCCAGAAGTAGTTCCGGGCGCAGTACTCGAAGGAGTTCATGCAGCGGAGGATCTCCTCTTGCAGGAACCGCTTTTCCTTCGCGCTCAGCAGCACCCAGGAGCAGCGCTCGGGCTGATTGTAGTACTCGATCAGCTCCTCGGTCCCTGGGTCGCGCCCGAAACGATCACTCATTCTTTTCCTCGGCTGTTGCTCCTTGGCCAATCGAAGCCGCGAGCAAACTGGGTGCGCCGACGGGATTCAGCAACGGCGCTCCGTTGCGGGCCTCGTGCACCGACCGGACAAACTGATCGAATCCAGCGCCCGGATCGGAGCTGGCCATCTGGGCATTGAGAATCTGCTGTGTTACGGTGATGCCGCTCTTTTTCTCGATGTAGCCAAAGATCTCGAACAGCAGCCGGATCGCTCCGAGATCTTCCTTCTGCGCCATGATGCACAGGCTCTGAAAGGCGCTTCGCAGGGCTTCGGGAGCGTGCAGCAGCAGCATCTGTTCCTTGAAGTTTGGCAGGTCTTTCTTGGAGATCCGGCGCCGCTTGAGAACCCGGCTGCTGCGCAGATACTCGGGCAGTTGATAGCCGCCGTTGGACGCTTCTGTCTTGGCCGCCGCGTCCGGCGCCGGCGGTTTGGGCTTTGCGGTTTGCGGGACCTTACTCCTTCGAGAAGCCATGAGCCACCTGAGCTCTCAGGTTCTCAAACCCGTGATCGACCTTCGCTTCCAATGTGCAGAGACGGTCTTCCAAGCGAGCCAGCCGGTCGTCCATCCGGACGTTGTTCGACTGGTAGACATTGGTGCTGACGTACCTGCCGTTCAGCCGGTTGATGATGGTTTCGGCAAGGGTCGCCCTGAAGTACAGCGCCACCGCCCCGCCTCCTATGCCAAGCAAGCCGACCACCGGCATGATCCAGTCCCGGATGACGACAATGGTTTCCACTGGGTTAGGCCCCTGCATCACAGCACCGTCCCAAACAAGTGGATCTTCTGGCTGCTGGTCCCGAGAAAATATAGCTGGTGCAGCGGGATGGGAGCGGCAACATAGGGGCCGAGGAAAACGGCCGCAGGATCCGAAGCTCCGGCCTTGACGCTTCCGGCGTAGTCGGTGTTGCTTACGCCGGAGTCCCCAAAGTATACGATTCCGTTTCCAGCCTCGCTTTCGATCCTGAGGCTGGACAGGAACGTCGGCTCGGTCGTGGCTCGAACCGCCGTTCCGGTCAACGTTACGGTCTGTGAGAGAAATGCCATTCCGCTTCCTCCTACCTCCGGAACTTCCCGTCTGCCCTGCTCTAGTTCCAGTACTGGCAGAGTCTGGGCTCGTTCCTACTGCGAGTGTATCCCACAGAAGGCGGATGCGGCAATAATTTCCTGTGGAAGCAGAGGTTTACCTCAGGCTCTCCCAAATGGCCCGCACGTTCGCAAGGTCCGCGCTGCTGACGCCGGCCTCGCCTGCGGTGACTGGGCCATCGGGCAATTGCGGGGCAAAGGAGCGGATTGGTCCTTCGGAGGGCTTCAATACGATCTCCGCATGCTTTTTTAGCCGCTCCAAGACGGCGGCCAGGTCCACTGGGATGTCCTCGATGCTGATGACCTCCTGCACATAGAGGTCCCTGGGCGCCTTGGGATGGTAGTACACCAGCTTGACGCAGCCTTCGGCATGGGCCGAAAGCACGTCCCGGTTCATGGTCACATTGACCTTGGTTTCTCTCCCCGGCAACTGAACCTGAACCGAGATCATCGGAGGAGTGCGTTCCTGCACCAGTAGGTTCAGCTCCTCCACTGTGAGCGAAGGATGCGCAGAGGACTTGGCATCAGATCTGTGCTTCCTGATCAGAGACTCGACATCCGAGCGCCTTATGACGGGAGATTCGGGCAGGCGCGAAACGGATTCGCTTTCCTGGGCGTCATCCGGCGCCAAGATGCTCTCCTTGGCTTCGGTTTCGGTCTCCGCCGCCTGCTCGTCGGCGGGCAGGACAATGGCTGGATCCGGCTCTTTGCTCACGCTGACCGAGGCCGGATTCGGCGCGGGCCAGGGCGATTGTTGATCCTCCTGCTGCTGAGCGGTCTGGGGAGACGGCGGCCCGTCCGCCAGGTCCCTGAGCAGTTCCACGGTCCGCTCGATCTCTTGAGCCAGTAGTTCCGCCTGCTGCGCCGGAGCAGCGTTGCGGTTCCTTTCCAGGCAGCGTGCTGCGATCTTTACAAACTGTTCTCGTGTGAGCATCATCGCTGGTCCCACTCCCCGAACCCGTCCCACACAGACGACTGATTGGCCGGGTTCATGATCATCATGGCCTGCTCCCTGGTGACGCCGTGTTCCTTCATGGTCTGCTGGATGCGGTACTCCA